TAGCAAGATTACTTGCTTTTTCTTTACTCTTTATAAACCTTGCTGCCTCAAAATATGTTCTGCCAGAGGTATGCATTACTAACTCTATTAAGTCTGCAGACTTTTGACATGAGAAACAAAAGAACATTCCATTGGTTTTGTGTACTTCTGCTGCGGGGGTTCTGTGATTATTATGAAATGGACAAAATATTATAAAATCTGCATCTAGTTCTGACTCGACTGTTGTGCCTGATCCTGCAAGGACTCTTTTAACTTGCTCGGCTGTATAGGGACTAGGCTGGTTCCGTCTATTCCTGCTATCCATTCGCTTTTCCTTTTCCCTGCGTAAACTCCGTGTACTGATAATTCAAATTCAAAAAAGTCTTTACTATCATTATACCGTAAAGTGAAGTCTGGGTCAATGTCAATTCTTGGAACATACCCACTCAACCTCATCTCTGAAACTAATAATCTTACGTATTCTATTTTTAATCTTCCAAGCAAAGCCTCGTCTTGGATTATGCCACTTATATAAAACCTTTTAAGTGGCTTGTGATGATAGAAATCTGGAGGGATGTTCTCCTTAGTTTGTGACATACCATATTATAACTACTTATCTTCATAGTCTTTGTATCTATAGTATCCCTTGTCAAAATCGCATTGGACCAGGAAGTCTCCCATAAATCCATTACGATTCTTTCTAAAGGCACACTCAATGATATCGCTATTGGCACCACGACCTAAAGCAAGTACCCAGTCAGCATCGTAGGCAATCTGTCTAGACCATGCTGTCTGACCTAAAGTAGGAACCGTAGACAGGTCGTTGACATCGTCTGGGGTAGCAGAAGAGATAGCAATAATAGGAACCTCTTCACCAATAGCCATTAGTTTTAGTTCTCGTGAAAGGTTCTTCATTCGTACCGTTTCATTATCTGACTTTTGATTAGGTGCCATTAACTGAAGGTAGTCAACGATTACAAAGTCTGGCTTGTACTGGTCAATCTTTCCACGAAGAACAGATGGGTTGATTTCCCCACCCTGATCGTTTGAGATAATGTGAAACTCTGGTTTGCCTTGTAGGTTTTTTTCATGCCATTCCTTAAGCATGTCCAACTCTATCTCTCCGTTACTCAACTTTCTGTGTGACCAACGGCCCTCACCCATGATAGTAAAGACACGATTACGGACTTCCGTTTCGCTCATTTCAAGGCTTATGACCAGTGGGCTACGACCCTGTTTCCAGGCCTGTACAGCGAAATAGAGAGCCAACCACGACTTTCCGATACCTGGGTATGCCAAGAAGACTCCCAACTGCCCTGGCATGATTCCAGAGGGTAAATAGTTGTCAAATCCTGGCAAGCCAGTCTTGATGCCAACATGTCCTAGGGCTTGTTGCTTCTTTACATTTTCAAAGTAAGCAATCGCAGACTCTAGGTCTGTTACATCAATATCACGAATAGCAGCAGTATTCTTTTTTAGTTCTGAGGTCTTTGTGATAAGACCCTCTAAAGCCTTGCCACCCTCACCCTGTTGAACATCGGTGGCAGCAGACCTTAATATGTCTTTTAGGCTGTCCCGTAGATACTCTCCCTGCAACTCTTCAAGGTGATGCTTTGTTGACCCAACACCTGGCACTGGATCAAAGTCACGAAACTTTTCTCTTACTAGGTCTGTTGGCGGAAGAGATGAATTATTCTCAAAATAAAGTCTTATGAAGTTCCAGATATCTCCATGAGTTCTAAGAAGATTGTCGACATTGGCCTGTAGCAGAACATGAATATGCTTATCCTGAAGAACGGCAGTGATTAATTTTGACTCTGTGTTATTCACTTAGCCACTCCTTAGCCATTCGTCTACGCTCTGCTCTCTCTTGACTATCTTTCAGTCTATCTTTTTTTGCCTGTAATATTTTTTCTGCATTATATGCAAAGTAATTCCATGATGGGGTTTCTGAAACAGCAAAGTAATACTCAAGTATATCGTAACATCCTGGCAAGGTGTAGGACTCAATGAGAGCATCAGATGCCCACTGTTCTACATTTAGGTTCAGAGATGGCTTTGATTCGTACCTTGCGGTATGATACTTGCTGTATCTTGAAAGCAAAGCCATACGGTCTTTGCGTTCAGCCATTACTTCTCTTCAGCCTCGGTTTGTGCTTCTAAAATCTTGGCAGTTAATTTGTCTTCAACAAACTTGTAGACACGCTCAAAAGCCTGATCGGTATTTTCTCCGTCACGCTTAGAGTCAACTACTCCAAGGTCAAGCCTTAGTGATTGAAAGTTTCCTAGATTTAATGTGTACCCCAGTGTTACAGATACCTTTGTTGATTCATTTTCCATGCTATACCCTTCGCTAAATAGATTCGCCCCAAATGGGTACAAACCGTCCATCTTCTGTTCTCGTATATGTAAGTATACCATCGCCCATTCTGCGTGTCAACTCTTGCTTGCTGGGCGTAATATCATTAGTAATTAGTTTATCTTTTCTTGGTCTGCCAATATGGTGTGTAGCAAGTATATCACGAATCTCTCTTACTTGGGATTCTGAATAGTATGACCTTACTTGAAATCCTCTTGCTCCACCTTTTTGAGATCCCGTCGGAAATGGAATGACTCCTCGTTTCATTAATGATGGCATATATTTTTTATGACGATTAACTAAATCAGCAGTCTGACCTACGGTATAGGCTCGCTCTCTTTTATTTTTAAAATCACTAATTAAACAACTTTCAATTTGATCTTTTGTTATATTATAAACAGACATTATTCCATTAGACTTGTTAAGATGATGAACTCTTACTAGGTCTTTATTTAAAAACCAAACTTTTTTATTCCCTGGAATTACAGGGAGGACATTGTAGCCTTCGCTCTCAATTGTTCCCTTTTTAATAGCCACTTGCCCTCCTGAGAATTACTAGGTGGATGGAAAAATGCTCTTGCTCCACAAGACATGCAATACATTTCTAGATTATTGATTTCTGAATATTGTCGATCAAGAAACATTCTACCTTTGCATCTTTTACAAAAAATCATCAGTTAGGAATTCCAACTATTATTAGATTAACTCCTATAGAAGTATCTCCGCCAACATTAAACTTTACTGTTCCAGAAATTCCAGATGTTGTAATGGCTGACAAGGTTACTGTAACATCTTTTCCAGCATCAGTATTTCCAATGTTTATTGGTGTTGCAGTAACAATTGGGGCAAACTTAAATTCACTTGGAAAATTATAAGAAAAGGGTTGAGAGGAGCCAGCAGTTTGTGAAGAACTAGACGTTACCTGGACATAACCTCCAATAATTCTTGCTTCTGAGGTTTTAACGCTTTGCTTTCCTGCATTAGGCGTGTCTACAGTTACATACTTATATATAGATGTTGATGCTTGTGTTGAGAGATCGTTAATAGCCTTAACTATCTGGTAAAGATAGGTTACGTCTAGTGGCTGTCCTCTTTCGGGTAATGGTAAAATTGCCATAATATAATTATACCAGAGGAATCGTTCCAGAGTCGTAAATCTTTAAATCTTCATTTAGTGCTGGATTTATTGAAGATACTTGGATTCTTACTCTAACAGAGGTTGTTCCAGTTTTTAAGAATGAGTAGTTAGTTGATCCAGTTGTTGCTTTAAACGCTGGTGCAGAAGAATCAAACCCTACAAAAACATCATACATTATTTGTGTAGAAACATCTCCAGATGCCCAGTTTACAAACACGGTATTCCCCACAACATTTATATCTCCAATACCTATAAAGACCTCTCCAGATTCTGTAACAAATATTTGAGAATATGGAGATTTTCTATTTTTGTCTTCTGATACTAGTCGAAATCTTACAACGGTTGCATTAGATCCTGTTACCTTTCCCAGGGATTCTTTTTTAACAACTACATTTTTAATTCCTTTGTCTGGTGTATTTGTCATTTTTAAACATCCAGAACAAATCTAAACTCTATATAGTTGGTTGTATTAGATGACTTAATCACTGGCCTAGCATTAATATTTTTAATTACAGAATATCCAGTTAGTCCGTATAAAGAGTTTGTAGATGTTGTGTTTTCAACTCTTAAGGCATCTAAGCAAACATAAAAAGAATCTGAAGGTAGGCCATCTTTAGTAATATAAGCATAGATTTTTGCTGTTGAAGCATTGGACCATTTAAAGCCCAAAGTTTTGTCTAACTCTTGAAAGGATTTCTTGACTACAATATATCTATTATTTGTAAAATCATGAGTGTTTGCAGAAGACCCACTTTCATATCCCACATCATCAATATCAACAACAAACTTGGCATACTGAGTAAAACCGCCTGCGCCAGTATGAGAAAATTCTAACATTATTTTAACATTATCTGGAACAGCATTTTGATTTGTAACTCTATTAACAACAGAAAAAGCAAGCCTTAATTCATCAGACGGGCTGTTTTTAGTAAAATCTACAGAGGTCGGATCTAATGTTATGTAGTCTGAACCGACTAGGGCAAACAAAGAGTTTTGTGGACTATACTCAAGGGTAGATGTATCCCCTCGCATTGCAATAATATTATTTAAGAATCGACATCTTTCGTTTCTTGCAACTCTATCCTCATCTGTAAAAATTCTATTGTCAGCATTTGTAGAAAAAACTTTTGATTCTTGATTTATGTTTCCATTGTTTTGGTCTCCATCTAGTGGGCCATATTGTATGGGTATTTCTAAAGGAGACTCTCCGTCAATACTGTATAGCCAGTTGTCTGTTTCTGCAAAAGAATAAACAACTCTGCTATCAAATGATCCAGCAACTGGGTTAGATCCTGCAGAAAATATTCCTACCTCAGTAATTTCATACCTTTCTTCTGTAGGCATTTCTGCTGTAAGCACTACCTTTGATAGTCCTTCTTCATTTACAAATCCCCTTGAAATAATTGGAACACGAAACATCTCAAAATTTAAAGATTCTTTATTTTTCATAGAATTTAATTCTTCTGTGGTAAAGGTATGGTCTGGAGTTACTGGGTTAGCCCCGCATCCAACCGCAATATGCGATGCATAAGACGGTGTCTGTCCTACTAGATATTTTGCTAAAAGATTTTTCCCTGTATTAGTTATCATTAAACGCTCCCATAGTATATTGTATCATCAAAAATGTTTCCAGCGGTCAATATTTCGACCTCCGCTTGCTCACCCTCTTTTACATTAACCAAATTAATTACTAGGTCTCCAGTTATTGGATCTATATATACTGACTTGCAGTTCGGGACCTTTGTTCTTTTTGTTAGATCTGGATCTGTTCCAACAAGGTCATAACCGTTGCCACACACTGGAAGGTGATTGAAAATAGACAGGGCCAAAGATTTAAAGTAGGAGTCGGACGATTGCAATCTTAAAACATTGTTTGGGTTATACTGCAAATACAAGTCTGTAAGGTTTTTGATTGGAGCATATATTACTTTCTGCCCATTGACTAAATCGTGTCTTGATATTGTTGCAAGTTCATATCCACCAATGTCTTCAAAAATTAAGTCTGTCATTATTTCAATAGACATTGTGTCTTCTTGTTCTAATATTAAGTCTAGCGTTGCAACTTTTACCGAATCGTCAGTTTCTTTTTTAGATGCTTCGGGAATTGCAGCCACAGAAGAAAGATATGTCGGATACTTGAGTCCTTCTACATTCATTAGGCCACCTCACTTAAAAACAAAGTCATTTCTGGTCCATCCGAACTTCTTGAAAATTCAATATTATATACAACAAACCTGTTGTTTGGATCTGATGCCATACTTATATCGTTTTCTTTATAGTCTACGCTAACAATGTCTCCAAGTTGAATTGTTGGTATTGAAAATATTTTAACTCCTAGGGATCTTCTTGGTTTTGTAACTTTTTCAACAAGCCATTTCATCAAACTAGAAGCCTCATCTTGTGACTGAATATATACAGTTTCTAAAGCAAAGTCTCGCTTACCATGTGTCATTCTGCTAAGTTTAATATCCTGATAGTCTTGTTTAAATTTATATGGATTAGAGATTAGTCTATCTGCAACAAACTGTGGATTAGAGACAAGAGTATTTTTATTAAAATATTCATCTACCGTAAGATTATTTTCAGACTGCTGAGTAAAAGTAATTCCTTGAATTCTTAAATAGTTACCACTTGTTTCATCCAAAGTAATTGGAGCATCTGTTGTATTAAATATAAGAAACTCTGCTCCATATGATCCTGCTCTAAACCCAGATACAACATAACTCTTCATTTTATTAAATGTTGGAGAAATTTTAGCGCTAAGGGCTGGATACGCTTTGTCATATTT